CTTAGTGCTTCGTTCGCAAGTTTGTCGTATGATCAAGTTGTGAAGGTGATTGAACGCAATACAGCACGAATCAAGGTTTCTAATGGTATCATGGCCCGTGAGGGTAATGCTTTTAGTCCATGTGGGCATCTGTGGATGACGAACAATCACACAATTTTCTCTGAAGGGGACCTCGAGGTCACGTTGTCTGTAATGCCGCACACGCAGGGTGCTTCACCTAATGTAGTGTTCAAGCTACGTCAGGTGGATATCTTCCGTGTAGCTGGTCGCGACTTGGCGTTTTTTGAAGTGCACAGTTGGGAGACTAAGAGAGATCTGCGCAAGTTGATTCGGGAGCCTACGTTGCGAGGAGCGTACACGGCCACGTACGTTACGCGTACCAAAGGAGTCGTCACCAAGCTGCGAAAAGTAAAGTGCGCAGTGCAGTGTCCCAAGGAGGTGCCTGAACTGAACACTACTCTCAATACTTGGACGGGTTGGACCGATGAAGCAACAGTTGTTGGTGACTGTGGCTCTCCGATGTTCGTGCACCAACCTGTCACTGCAATCGTTGGGATTCATACACTGGGTAATGTGCACGGTTCAGTGTGGGCAACTGAGATTGACACAAGCGTCATTGAGACGGCTCTCAAACATTTCGATATGCCCGTCGTGCAATGCTCTGTCCCCGTCATTGGTGCTGATAGCAGGCCTAAGTTATTGGTTGACTTGAGGCAGAAATCTCCGCTGCGTTGGTTAGAGGAGGGGTCACTCCATGTTTTTGGTAGCTATTCGGCTTTTTCTGTTACCTCACGCTCCAAGGTGCGTCCGACACTTCTTGGACCACAGATTTTGAAGGAGCGCAAGTGGGAGGTAGACTTCACTGCTCCTCAACTGCGTGATTATCGCCCATGGCGTCATGCTCTTGTTGATTCGACTCAGAAGAAGTATGGTTCGCTGAGTGGTTCAACCATGAAGGCAATTGCTAGGGCTTACACAGATGATATTCTTGATTCATTGCCGGTGGGGGTGCTTGGCATGCTCGAGCCGTTGTCCGACAAAGCGACCGTGAACGGCATTCCAGGTGTGCGCTTCATCGACAAGATGAACTTCAAGTCATCAATGGGCGAACCGTACAACAAGACAAAGAAGGCGTTTCTTACTGGTGTTGAAGGCGAGATGAAGTTTGATGAGGAAGTGACGGCACGTATTGAACGTATCAAAGTGGCGTACGCTAGCGGTCAGCGAGCATGCCCTGTGTTCAGTGGTAAATTGAAGGATGAACCGAGAGCATCAAAGAAGGTAGCGGAGGGTAAAGTTCGTGTCTTCACAGCAGCGCCGGCTGATTGGAGCTTCGTGGTTCGTCAGTTTTTGTTGCCAGTGGTGAAGTTGATGCAGGAAAATCCATTTGTCTTTGAAGCATCGCCTGGGTGCACTGTGCAATCACTCGAATGGCAGAGCTACTACAAGTATCTCACACATTTTGGGTTCGATCGCATGGTGGCTGGAGACTATGGCAAATTTGATAAGAAGATGGAAGCCCTCATCATTCTACTCTCATTTCGGGTTCTGCGTAACCTGTGTGAAGAAGCAGGATGGGAGAAAGATCAACTGGGTGTGGTTGATTGTATTGCAGAGGATACAGCCTACGCCTATGTGAACTTTGATGGTGACCTGGTAGAATTCTTTGGTTCTAACCCCTCAGGACACCCTCTGACTGTCATTGTCAACTGTATTGCCAACGCCCTCTACATGCGCTATGCCTTTGTGGAATTGTGTCCATTTGAGGGTAGCGTGTATGAGAAAGCTCGCCGCTTCAAAGAGTATGTTCGTCTGCTCACATACGGAGATGACAACACTATGGGCGTTTCGCGAGATGCTGATTGGTTCAACCACACAGCCATTCAGACAGCGATGACCAGTATCGGCGTGGAGTATACCATGGCGGACAAGGAGAGCCATTCGCGTCCTTTCA